TCCTTTTGGAGGTTCATGACTGTTCCTTTCAGTTGATGGGGGACATTTGTCCCCCGGGGCTTCGCCTGCGTCGCAGGCTTCAGCGCAGCGGTGTCACGCCGCGCACGGTCTGCTCCCAGGTCTCAGCTTGGGCTTCCTTCGCCTGCGCCGTGCGCAGGGCCTGGGCCTTGCGGCGTGCAGCACGCCGCGCATCGTGCGCCTGCTGGCGCAGTTCGGTCTTGAACGCACGGAGTGCGTCCTTCTGGTTTTCCTTCAGCATGGCTTCCCTTTCAGGGGCCGCAGCCCCGTAGCACGCCGCTCCCGACGGGAGCATCAAGCGCACTCGCAAGGGGGACAAATGTCCCCCTTAGCGGCTACGCTCAAAGGACGTTGAACCGCTTGACCATCGCGCCGTCTTGATAGACGGCGACCGCCAAACGCCCGTCAGGGCTTCCGGGCACATCGCAGCAGAGGATGTCCCACGCCCCGCTGGTGGCTTTCCATGTGCGCCCGAGCCACATAGGCTTGATGCCGGTCAGGCGCGTGATGATGGCGGTGGCTTCCGCCTTGCTGATGGGGGTGTAGTTGACACGCATTGCTCTCTCCTTTGCAGGGCTGTGCCCTGATGTACGGACAGCGCTCGACATGAGCGCGACACATCCGTACTGGTCTGCGCCCCGCAGGACGCAGCACCGCTACGGACGTAGCGGTGATGGGGGAGAAATCTCCCCCGCCGAATCACTTCGCCGCGAACGCGGCGGCGACCGCTTGCGCGGCCATCGCCTTCAGCCCCGCGTCGTCGAGGTCGTACTCCCGCACCGCGCTCACGAGCGCCTGCGCCAGCGCCGCGATCTCCGCAGGGATCTCGAACTGCGGCGCGGCCTCGGCCTTGTTGGCCTTGCCGCCCTTGGCGGCGTCGCGCTCCTTGCGCTCGACGTGGTACGAGAAGTCGCGCCGCGCCCGGTCATAGGCCTGTTGGTCCTCGTGCGCACGCTCGGTGCGCGACGCTGCCGCGATCCACGCTGCGTCCTCCGGGCTGTAACCCTGGCCCTCCAAGTGGCCCACGATGTACTCGACCCGCATGGCCTTTTGGCCCTCTGGATCAAGCGTCAGGAAGTGGGCGTGGAAAGGGTCGCTCGCATCCCGGATCTTCCGTCCGTGGAGGCCGGTTTGGAAGGCGAATTGGGCCAGGGTCAGGTAGGCCTGCTCGGCCTTGTTGTGGGTAGATGCCATGGTAGTGATACTCCGATGAATGGGGGAGAAATGTCCCCGGGTTGATGCGACTCGCCTACCGAATCGCTGACTAAATTGTAGCAAATGGGGGTAAATCGACCTTTTTTGTGCAGCCCCGGGCGACCCCACCCCTCCCCACCACCCCCCTGTGCAGGGCTGCTACACGACATAATATAAACACTAATCCACAACCATAATCTCAAAAAATACAAAAACTGCGGTTTTTATAAAAATACAAAAACTGCACTTTTCTAAAACAAAAATAAAATTTCTACAAAATTTTTACAAAAATACCTTACACACTGTCTAGTGTTTGACACGTATGCAGAAAAAAATCCCGGGGAGCAAGCTCAACCCGGGACAAGGCACAGAAGCCTTTGTAGTATAGGCTTGCGGCGCGCGAGTTGCAACGCTACACTGCGCGCACTGGGGCGCTTTGACGCGGCCCTGCGCCATATGCTGGAACACCTCCTCGATTTCGAGCCCTCCATCGAAAGCCCCGACCGCGTAGTGCCGGTAGCGCAAGTGTCTGCGCCAGAGCTTGTGGCTGCGCAGCAGGGCACCGTGGACTGGCTGGCTTCTCTGGGCGCGCCCACCGAAGACTCTACCGACGCACAACTCGCCGCTGCACTGGCACAACAGGCCTTCACAGCGGTCACGACGTCGACTCCGACGCCTGATCAGCACGCTGCGCTGTTGCAGTTGAAGACGCCTCCGGCGGTGCGCCACCTTGTGGGCATGCTGACCGCCTACGACTGGGCATTCGTCGAGCAGGCGCGAGAGTTGCGCGGCTACGCGGTGTCGCAGATCTTGGAGGAGACGAAAAACCCCGACCCGCGCATCCGCCTGCGGGCGCTGGAGATGTTGGGGCGCGTCACCGAGGTGGCGTTGTTCACCGACCGGGTGGAGGTCAAGAAGACCAGCGTCAATGACGCCGAGTTGGACGCCAAGATCAAAGAGAAGCTGGCGCGATTCATGTCGGTCACGGACGTCTCCGACGTCTCGGATGTCGTCGCCTCTGCCGAGGCAGATGCCTCGTGAAGTTCCCCGACTTCCTGACCCCCGCAGAGGCCGCAGCGCTCCAGCGCGCGTTGCCCACGATGACGGCCAAGGAGAAGGCCGAGCTGTTCGACCTGCTGGAGGAGCGCGAGAAGCGCGCCAAGCTCAGCGCCGCGCGCACGGGCCTGCTGGGCTACGCCCACGCCATCTACCCGGGGTTCAAAGAGGGGCCGCACCACCGCAAGCTGGCGCAGATTTTCGACGCCGTGGTCAGGGGCGAGAAGACACGCGTGATCATCAACATCGCGCCTCGCATGGGCAAGTCGGAGTTCTCCTCGTTCTTGTTCCCGTCGTACTTCCTCGGACGTTTCCCCGAGAAGAAGATCATCATGGGCACGCACACGTCGTCGCTCTCAGAGGACTTCGGGCGCCGGATCAGAAACCTCATCGAGACCGAGGACTACCAGCAGATCTTCCCCAGCACCAAGGTGGCTGATGACCAGAAGGCCTCCGGCAAGTGGTCGACCGCTTCGGGCGGGCAGTACTACGCCGTTGGTGTGGGCGGCAGCATCGCAGGCCGGGGCGCGGACCTGTTCGTCATTGACGACCCGCACTCGGAGCAGGACCTGAAGGCCGGCACACGCACACCCTTCGATGCGGCGTGGAACTGGTTCCAGACCGGGCCTTTGCAGCGCTTGATGCCCAACGGGGCGATCATCGTGATCATGACGCGGTGGTCGCAGATCGACCTCACGGGCCAGTTGATCAGCCACCAGATCAAGAACCCCGACGCCACGCCTTGGGAGATCGTCGAGCTGCCCGCCATCCTCAACGAGAACACCGCCGAGGAGAAGAGCCTGTGGCCCGGGCAGTGGCCGCTGGAGCAGTTGCAGGCCAAGCGCGCAGGCATGGACCCGCGCTTCTGGCAGGCGCAGTACCAGCAGAACCCCACGAGCGAGATTGCGGCGGTCATCCGGCGCGAGCACTGGCAGGTCTGGGAGCGCGACCAGCCGCCCAGGTGCGACTACATCATCCAGTCGTGGGACACCGCGCACGAGACAAAAACTGCCGCTGACTACAGCGCCTGCACCACGTGGGGTGTGTGGTTCAACGAGGACGACAACAACAACGCGCATATCATCCTGCTGGACGCCATCAAGTATCGATGGACGTTCCCGGAGTTGAAAAAGCGCGCGTTGGAGTACTACAAGGAGTGGCAACCCGACACGTGTCTGATTGAGAAAAAGGCCGCAGGCGCGCCTCTGATACAGGAGCTGCGCGCAACAGGCGTGCCGGTGTCGGAGTTTTCGCCTTCCAGAGGCAAAGTCGGCACAAAATCAGACAAAATGGCGCGGTTGAACTCCGTATCGGACATCTTTGTTTCGGGCCGCGTGTGGGCGCCCGATACTAGGTGGGCCAAGGAGGTCATCGAGGAGGTCGCGGCGTTCCCGGCAGGGGACCATGACGACTACGTGGACACGTGCATACAGGCCCTGATGCGCCTGCGCATGGGCGGGTTCATCGGCCTGCCGTCGGACGCACCGGACGACCCGCCGGAGTTCCGCAGTTTCAGAAAAGTGGCGTACTACTGAGGAGCCAGACATGGCAACGAACTTCGACCGGGCGATGACGCCCTCTCCCCTGGCGCTGCTGCCGGAGCCCAGCCCGGACGATCCGGGCATGATCGAGATTGAGATCGAGAACCCGGACAGCGTCACGGTCGGTGTGGACGGCCTGGAGATCACGCTGGAGCCCGGCGAAGAGGGTCCAGAGGAGTTCGGTGCCAACCTCGCCGAAACGATGCCTGAGGACGCCCTACAGGCCCTGGCGAGCGACCTGCTGGAGCTGGTGGACGCCGACATCAACAGCCGCAAGGACTGGGTCAAGGCCTACATCGACGGGCTGGAGGTGCTGGGGCTGAAGTACGAGGAGCGCACCGAGCCCTGGTCGGGCGCGTGCGGGGTGTACAGCCCGCTGCTGGCCGAGGCGGCGATCAGGTTCCAGTCCGAGATGATCACCGAGACGTTCCCCGCGCAAGGTCCGGTGAAGACGCAGATCGTCGGGGCGATCAACCGCCTGAAGGAGGAGGCTGCGGAGCGCGTCCGTGAGGACATGAACTACCGCCTGACCGAGGAGATGGTGTCGTACCGCCCGGAGCACGAGCGGTTGCTGTTCTCCCTGGGGCTCGTCGGCGCGGCGTTCAAGAAGCTCTACAAGGTGCCGGGGCAGAAGAACCCGGAGGCGGTCTACATCCCCGCAGAAGACCTCATCATCCCCTACGGTGCGGCCAACGTGTACACCGCCGAGCGCGTGACGCACATCATGCGCAAGACCAAGAACGAGGTCAAGAAGCTGCAAGTGGCGGGGTTCTACCGCGATGTGGAGCTGGGCGAGCCTGAGCACATCGTCACCGACATCGAGAAGAAGAAAGCCGAGGAAGAGGGCTACGCGCTCAACGAGGACAACCGGTACCAGTTGCTGGAGATCCACGTCGACTACGACATGCCCGGGCATGAGGATGAGGACGGGGTGGCGCTGCCCTACGTGGTCACGCTGGAGCGCGGCACACAGCAGATCCTGGCCGTTCGGCGCAACTGGGACGAGGACGACGAGACCCACCAGAAGCAGCAGCACTTCGTGCAGTACACGTACATCCCGGGCTTCGGGGCGTACGGGCTGGGGTTCTTCCACATCATCGGCGGCTACGCGCGTGGCGGCACGTCCATCATCCGGCAACTGGTCGATGCGGGCACGCTGAGCAACCTGCCCGGAGGCCTCAAGGCGCGGGGGCTGCGGATCAAAGGCGACGACACCCCCATCGCCCCGGGCGAGTTCAGGGACGTCGACGTGCCCTCCGGCGTGGTGCGCGACAACATCATGCCGCTGCCCTACAAGGAGCCGTCGCAGGTGCTGGCGGGCCTGCTGGAGCGCATCACGGACGAGGGGCGCAGGCTTGCAGCCATCGGGGACTTGAAGGTCTCCGACATGTCCTCCGAGGCGCCCGTGGGCACCACGCTGGCGCTGCTGGAGCGCCAGCTCAAGACGATGAGCGCCGTGCAGGCCCGGGTACACGCCAGCTTGCGGATGGAGTTCAAGCTCCTGAAGAAGCTCATCCGTGACGACACCCCGCCAGATTACAGCTACGAGCCCGAGGGGGCCACGCGCAGGGCCAAGCAGAGCGACTACGACATCGTCGAGATCATCCCGGTCAGCGACCCCAACGCAGCCACGATGGCGCAGCGGATCGCGCAGTACCAAGCCGTGTTGCAGCTCGCAGGCACCGCGCCGCAGATCTACAACATGCCCCAGCTCCACCGAGGGATGCTGGAGGTCATCGGGATCAAGAACGCCGACAAGCTCGTCGCCTTGCCGGAGGACCAGAAGCCGCAGGACCCGGTCACCGAGAACATGCACGTGCTCATGGGCACGCCCGTCAAGGCGTTCGTGTACCAAGACCACGAGGCGCACATCATGGTGCACCAGTCGTTCATGCAGGACCCGAAGATCGCCGCCACGCTGGGCCAGAACCCGATGGCGCAGCAGATGATGGCCGCGCTCATGGCGCACATTGCGGAGCACACGGCGTTCGCGTACCGCGCGCAGGTCGAGCAGGCGCTGGGCGTGCCGTTGCCCGCGCTGGACGAGGACTCTCAGGCGCCCATCGCCCCGGCGGACGAGAAGGCCCTGGCCC